TAAGCGCCGCCACTAAATCCGCACCAAAGGACAATCTCGGTAATGAATAAAATTTGTTTCCCATTTTTCCTCCTTAACTTCCTATTTCTACTTCACAAAATAACGGAGTATCTAACATTCTAATACCTTTATACGTATAGAAATACCGACATTGACTGACAAAAAAATTACTTGAATATGAGTTCCTATAATCTTGATACATATATGAATAGTACATATTTGGAAGATTATACAAACCTACTATTGTAGCGAATGTATCATCTTGATTTTTGATTACAGATACTCCCTCTAATAAAAATATGACAGGCAATAAGACTAAAGTTGTACCATCTCTAAATGGTTCAGTTATCGTTGGAATCAATACTTCCCCAACTGTGCCATCAGTCAAAAATCCATGTGTTTTATCCGAATATCCTGTTTCACAATTAAATCCCATACATAGATATTGGCCGTTTGTCAATTTACCCATAAGCGCCATTTGGTCTCTGCCACATTCAAAGCTTGCAAATATAAAATTCTCTCCTAATACGATCGCAGCTTCTGTAATATACATTTTCCCTGTTCTTGCAGAACTTGTACGATTATTCCCGCTAAATTGAATTTCGTTAACTAAAGAAGTGCCTGTTGTCCAACTGTCTGAATATGAACAAAATAATTCATCGAAGTATTGGTCTCCATCATAGTATTCTTGACATTTCCAAATTCTCAAAACTTTATCACAAATACTTGGGCAGGTGAAAATAACCTCATCATCATCTGAGTAATGAACAGTAACACCTGTGCCATAAGTATTGTTTAGTGCTCTTTCTAATAAGTATCCAAAATCAGTTCTATTAATTAAATACAATTTATTTGCCATTTACTCACCTCTTTACATATCAATAGTTGAAACTGATACTATGCCTTGAAATACCCAATATGTCGGAGAGTCAGGTTTACTTACTGATAGTATATTGTCGAATATCCAATATGTAGGCGAATCAGGTTTACTTGTTCCAAAAATATCTCCTATTATCCAATATGTTGGTCTTGCTATTTGTTCAAATGTTCTTATAGCATACCTACTATCTCCTTCTTCTCCTCCGGTATCACCCCCTCCCCCATCATCGACTTTTAAATAAAATCCTCCAGTAGTTTCACTGTATGCAAGTACATAACCATCTTTTCCTACAAATGTTCCTACCTCAATAGGCCTTGATAACAAATGTGTCGCATCTATGTTTCCTATTTCAAGACCATCTTCTTCTTGATTTACAATTATTGTTTTTCCTTTATGTCCAATGAAACTTTTTGGAGCGTCTTGTAAATCCTGAAATCGTGATATGTCTGAGCTTAAAAACCACTCTGAAGTTCCGTTTGCATCGCATATACATTGACCAGCTTTATAGAGCTTTGTAAGTTCATCCACATAGCTTAGAGTAACGATACCTTCTCCTGCATTCGAAATTCTGTACCATAAACCTGCATTTGGAGTGGGTAATGTTATTGTAATATCATTAGGTGAACTACAAATAATATTGCCCATTTCAGCATACGTCAACGTTGCACTTGATGTTTTAATTGCTATATTCTTTTGTCTTATCAAAAAGCTACACCTCCCCAATTTACATCGGAATTGTTATACTTTAGATTTCTAATACGCTTAAATTCCTCAAATTTGAAACCTAAAACATAAGCGCCACTTATAATTAGTATTCTGTCATCTAATGTAACAAGATGATTGTGCGCATTGCTTTTACCGGAAAGACTTTTTAGTACAATTGATGAACCGTCATCAAGTGGAGATAAATATTTACGAACTGTTAATGAAGTGCTACTATAACTTGTGTGTATCATTAACAAATTACCTTCAAGGTCGTTGTGCATCGTACCACCAACACCACTTGTATTGAAAGCAGAGCCCCATGTCAATCCACCATCTAAACTTTTTCTTACAACATTAGCCGTTCCACCATAGTTATAAGAAAAACAATAGTACAATACTCCATTGTATTCAGCTATGCATTTTGAAAATGTTGATTCAAAATATGCGTGTACAGATGGTCCCGCAGACATTCTATATCTGTGTGTCCAAGTTAGCCCTTTATCCTCACTTGTCCAAATATTAGGATATGGAGCATGCCAATCGCCATTGCTTATATAAGTTCCACATAAAACATATCGGCCATTGCTTAAAGCTTTGACACTTCCCGCTGATGAATAATTACCTAAATTCCAATTATACCCTGTTCCTAAATGGGAGTATAAAGTTGAATGTAATACCCAATCCCTGCCGTTTCCACTGGGAGATTTATATAGTTTATATGACGCATTTGTTGTAGAACTTCCTGCTTCTAACACGGTAAGCCATAATGTATTATCTGCTCTTGATAAATGGCATCTTCCATAGGAATTTGCTGTTATGCCTGTTAGTTCCCAGTTTATAACACTTTCATTCATACTTAACAAAGTATCAACATCTTCAATCTCACACTCATATACGTCTGTTCCGATTATACTGCAAAAAATAATTCTTCCATCTGCCCTTTGCTCAATGGTTATGCCTGTTGATGAGCTTGTTCCCGATTTAGGTAAATACCAATTGCCCTTTAAAGTTTCCCAATCATATATTCCTGTATTACCTTCTAATATTAAATTTGCTTTTCTAACTTTCTTTTTTTGATTCGAATCATCCAGATAATAAAATTTGTTTACCATATAAACACTCTCATTTGTTATTTTAATAAGCATCCCATGATGTACCATTTGTGATTAATGTTACACTTTCATTAGGATATAGCGACATATTTGTTTTTCCATCAATCGAACCAATTATAGTTACAATTCCTGTTCCTGCGTTTTTAATGCACTTTACAACTCCTGTAGATGTTGCTGAATGAAGGGTTATCGATATGTTAGACGCGCTTACTACACGAATTACCTCATTGTCAGTTATTAATAATGTTGTACTTGCCCCTAATATAGAAACATCATATCTGCTGTAATCATCCGTATCAATCCAGACATCTTTTGGTTTTGCAAATGATGGTATGTCTTGTTGTACCCAAATTCGTGGAACATTGGTAACAACATTTTCAGAATAAATTATATTAGGAAACATACTTAAATCTATACCATCATCCGTAATCTTGAATATGGTTGATTCACCCGTAACACTGTGTCTGTAATCAATATAAAATCCATCGGTTGCCTTGTATAAAAATGTCTTTCCACTGTGTTCTGTATTTCCTGTACCTGTACCAAGTATGAGCTGTGGAGTATAGTTTATCCCGTCATGAATAAAAGCAAATTGTGATTTAATTAATTCATTGTACTCATAAATCATTACTGGGTAGTCGGTGACATTTGTTGTTGTGCCTTTAAAAGTATCTTCAATCCAATACAAATTATTGTTATGCCTATCTTTTACCTGCTCGGTTGTACTTCCGTCAGTGGATGCGGTTATAAACTGGATGTACTGTTCATAAACTCTGATATAGTTCACATCGGAAGTGTTATTTTGTAAATAGTTTTGAACCTTTGTCGAGGTTTCCAAATGATCAACTGTAAGCTGGGCAATATATGCTGTTTCAGCTGCAAGAGTTTGCGTTATAGATGAGTTTGAAATACTAACATCAAACTCCGCCTCAAGTGCTTCAATCATAGTTGCCGACAACATTCCGTCAAAAATATACCTGCCGGATGTAGGATCAAAATACAGCTTGTTGACCCAGTTTTCTCCCGTACCGTCTCCTGTTTGAAGAGCAAATATATCGGAGTTAAAAATCCCTCTGGCCATCTTGTCGCTTCTTAAGCTTTCAAATCCGCTGTCCGGACTTATCCTTATCCCGTGATAAATCTTATCCTTTGCAACTGTGTCCCGTCTTATCTTGGTAACCGTGTCTGTCAGTATTTCTATGCTGTTTGCTATTTCAAGAGATGTGTTTAATAACCTCACAGGGTTATATGTCCTCTTTATAACCTTATTTGAAACATCAAGTCCAATGACCTCGTCTATTATTCTTATTGTGTCTCCTTCTTCAATAACCTCAAGCTCTTCAAAACCTTTGAATGAAGGATGGTTCCTAAGCTCCACAATATCTACGGCATAATATGTTAATCCCTTTCTTCTATCTATTATTTTCTTAACTCCTGTCAGATTCTTTCCAAACCTCGCTTGAAATCCCAGATCCTGTCCAAGTGTGTTTTTTAAGCTGATCTTGAATCCATCAAAATCAAGCTCTGAATTTGTGTGGTAGGCGAGAAGCTGCAACAATCGTAACTTGTTTGTTTCCTCATAAACTGCGAATGTAGTAATAGTTGTTGGTTCAACAGTCCCGACAGTAAAGTCAGTGTCTGTCAAAATATCTGAAAGTATTTGTGTTGGTGTACCGTCATAAGTATAAAATTCTTTTTCATCTTCAATCAGCCTGTATGTTATATGCTCGCATTCAATTCTGTAAGTAACTGAATCTGAATGTATCTGTTCGATATATACAATGTCAAAATAAAACTTATCAACAGCTATATAGTTTTCGGATTCAAAATATCCACATTTTAAGTTGTCTTCCAATACTTCGAACCTTAAGATAAACTCTCCATTTATCTTCCTTGTTATTTCTATTGTATCTTCAATTATTATGTCATTTAGGTATGCAAGCTTAGTATTAGAATCTTTGCTGTATAATGTAATCAAAGTCTGCACCTCCTATATGTATGTATCATTGAATCTCACTATCATGTTTGAAACAGAGCCAGTGACAGCAATCGTATTGTTTCCGTATGAGAGTCTTATGAAGCCTCCGGAATGCTTAGATATGCCATTAGTCATACCATCCGTGTATACAATCATCCTTTTGCTTTCGACATTCAGTTTTTCGGTCATCCCTGTCAAAGTAAAGGATTGTGTCCCAGAGGTTATTATCACATTTCCAGTTCCTGTTACTGAGATTATTGTATCAGCTTCATAAGTTCCTGCATTGTTTATAACAACTGATGTTGGATTGTCAAATGACAATGTCTTTAAACCTCCATATTGAAAAGGCTCTGTTTCAAATATAATGCTAAATTCATCCCATGCCTGTTCTACTGCCAAAGCAACATCACTCACTGTTTTCACCACTTTGTATGTCTTGTCACTTTCATAATCAAGCACCAAATCTCCTGAAGCTGAAAGCCATGATGCAATCTCTCTTACTCTTTGCCGTCTTTCTTTTATTGTTCCTTTTGCAAGAGAGCACCTAAATTCAAGAATCTTATTTGTATAACCTTCTTCAAACAAATATTCTCCGTCACGCCCCATGACATTTACTCTTTTCGCTCTCTTAGTTGGTAGCAAAGGATTGTTTAAAGTCTTTACAACTAATCCACTAAACTCAGAAGTATGCTTTCCGTTGAATGTAAAACCCATCATACTGCATACCCCCTGTCACTTCTTACTTGTAGCAGATATAACTCTCTTGCTATATTTTTAATGTCATTATCATTTCTAACAATCATGTTTGCAATATTAAATGTGTTTGTATTATTTGAACTTCTTCCTCCAATGCCGAGACCTGCTTCGTTTCTTAAGTTTGCATCTATATCAAAACTTGTTGGAATTGACTTATTCATATCTTCCTTAACTGAGTTCATTGCCTTAGTAAATCCTTCACCAAGTCCCAAGCTCATATTAGTTCCTATACCTGCAAATACGGTTGATGGAGACTGAATTCCAAGCACCCCTTTGACATTTGTTACTATTCCGCTTACAAAACCGCTTATTTTATCTTTTATCCAACCCATCATGGATGCTATTCCATCCCATAGCCTGATTACTATGTTTTTTCCAACTTCAATAATTGATATTGCAGCTTTTCCTATACCTGTTACAATCGCTGCAATAATCTGTGGTAATGCAGCTACAAGTTGCGGTATTGCTTTAATTAAACCAAATGCAAGCTGAACTGTAAGCTCAACTCCCATAGCTATAATTTCAGGTAGATTATTTGTAATGAAGTTGATAATAGATGTAATTATTTGTGGTAGTGCCTCAATGAGGGTAGGTAGTGCATTAAGAAGTCCTTCTGCCAATCCCTTTATAATGGAGAAAGCCGCTCCTAAAACCATATCAATGTTATCCAGAAGGCTATGTACAATTGTTATTATTGCACTTAGAGCTGCTGGAATTAATTCTGGTAAAGCCAGTCCCATACCTTCAACAAGGGCGGCAATCAAAAGCACAGCCGTATCAATTAACAGAGGCAAGTTGTTTATAAGTGTTTCCACAATAACCATAACAGCATCAACAGCAGCCGGAATAAGCTCAGGAAGTAAATTTAATATTGTTTCAAACACCTGGCTGAATAGTTCTGTAACAGTACTAAGAAGCACCGGGAGAATATCTCCAATAGCTGATAGGATTGCATCTGTTGCAGCAGGCAGTGCGGCTACAACATTCTCAAGGACAGGTACTATGTTTTTTACAACTGCCTGGAATGCATCCACAAGGTTCTGTGTCAAATTAGTCATGTCTGCATCGGCATTACCAAGACCTGCAGTAAAGGAGCCAAGGGCTGCCTGCATAAGCCCAATTGAACCAGATATTGTCTCAGTTGATTCCTTTGCAAAGTTGCCTGCATATTGCTGTGTATTCTCAAAGAACATCTGCATTGCAACTTCAGCCTTTTCCGCTTGTGTTGCAGTATTCCAAGTGAAATCCAGTCCCTTTGCGAGAGCATAGGCTTCAATGTTTGTGGCATTCATTGCAACTCCTAAGTTGTCCATCATGGTGAAGTTACCTTTTGCAGCACCTGCAACAGAATCAAGTGCCATTTGCATATCAATACCCATAACGGATGCCATATCTGCAGCACGCTGCATGGCTTTTTCTGTCAGTTCAAGGCTTTTCTGCTGGTCTACACCCGATCCTTGAAAAAGAGCACCCATTTTGTTAGCAGTTGCAAGATACTGACTTTGGGAAACTCCCATATTTTTATATGCTTCTTCACCGGTTTTCTGAATTGATGAAGCATATTCTCCGAAGACTGCCTCTGAACCACCAAGGTTTTGTTCCAGTTCGCCGAACTGCTGCACTATCTCTTTGCCAAGTTTTACTGTTGCTGCTCCTGCGGCTACAGCCACAGAACCCATAGCAGCACCGATACCTTTAAGTACACCGCCTAACTTCACAAACTTGCTACCAGCATTATCTGCTGATTTACCAGACTCATCTAACTCATCCCCAAGTTTATCAGCTTCCTTGGCAGATTCCTCAAGTTCCTTTTCCATATTGTTTAGTTCTGCTTTTGCATTGTTAAGCTGAATAGCCCAGTTCTGTGTTCTTCTGTCTGTTTCTCCAAAGGAGTCAGAAGCATTCTTCAAGGCAGCTTCAAGGGTGCTGATTTTATCCTTTTGTGCATCAATTTCCTTGTTCAGAACATTATTTCTTGATGTCAAAGCCTGTATTGATTTGTCTTGCTTGTCAAACTGAGATGATACCAAGTTCATTTCAGAGCCAAGAACCTTGAAACTTTGGTTTATATCACTTAATGCTTTCTTAAATTCTCGTTCTCCTTCAACGCCAATTTTGAGTCCAAAATTGTCCGCCATTCTTTCACCTCCTTATTTTTGAGCATAAAAAAGACACCCTTGTTAATGAGTGCCTGTGACTTATTTTATTTAAATATAAATAGTACTTAGTACTATCCTCTTGCGATTCTTATACATTCCCTTCTATCCTCTTCAAGTTCATTTAACCTTTCAGGATTATGTCTAATATTCAATAGTGGACAGTATCTTCTAATTAATTCGGCTTCAATACTAAAATCTCCATCATGCTTTATAATACTAACCTCTACATTATTTTTAAGCCAATCCGTTATCCTATCTGTATCATCATCACTAAATCTATAATTATTCTGGTTGACCATTCCCCTTAAATGCCCTTCTATTGGTCTATAACCCAATATGCAACCAATACTTCTAAAAAACGTGCCTGGTCTTATGTGCTCAAGTTCTTCTTTTAAACGTTCTCTTAAAGTATTAGTTGCCTTGCCAATATAAATATACTTAATTTCCCTACTATAAAGGATACTTTGATATCTTTCCGGAAGCTTTGAGTTTTCTTTTAACCTTATGCAATATAGTCCACTGCTATCCAAAATTTCATCATCTAAATCAGATATACTTCTGAAATTATCAAATTCAAAATAAGTATATTCATCTTCGATATTTTTAATATACTTCCCGGATGATTTACTAATTCTATTGTATTTTTCAACAGCAAGATTTACTTCAAAAATAAATTCAATAGGATTATACTTATTGTAGCTGTTAAAATAGTTTATTATATCCATTTGTGGTACTATCCTTTTTTCTACAATGTATTGAACTATATCCTCTCTATCTGGGGCTGACCCAACTCTTTGCATAAATGTTACTCCTTTTGTAGTTATAATATTTTTATTTCTTATTATATCATAATTTAACAATAAAAGGAATATATGAAAAATTATTACATTATAACTGGTATTATATCATCAATAAACAACTCAACCTTAGGTTTAGCAATTCCAATAAAATGCTTGTGTATTTCCCATTGATCTAAAAGATCTCCTACTGCCATTAGCCATACTTCTTGTTCTTTTCTTCCAAGCTGAGTAACTCCATAATAAACGAGTCGAGCAAACAACTCGTGGTCGCTTACTCGACTAACTCGTTTTTTGATTCAGCTTCCTCTGATTCAACATATCTTTTCGTACCCTTAAACATAGCCTCAATAATTGCTTCTTTATAGGTAGAAAGCTCAAGTGGGGAAGTCAAAAGTTCAACATCCTCTTCCTTTAGTAGATCTTTCTTATCATCCTTGTTTTGCAAGTTATGAATCAACAAACTTTGATTTGCAAGAAGTGTTATAAGCCATACAATCTCATCAAGAGCCATTTCAAAGTTCTCAGATTTCATTAGTTTCTCACCAAGATTTTCAAGACCGCCATACCTTCTTGCAATCTCTTTAGTTGCTCTTGTTGTTAGTATTAGCTTGTAATGAACTCCACCTATTGTAATACTGCTGCTTCTTTCATCATCCATCTATCTTGCCTCCTATGGTATTACTGTGAATTCAGGCTCATAAACTTCCGTGAACCAGCCGGTTATTGTTGCCGCCACAACTCCTGTATCATCCTCATTTACTTCTGCCTTCCATGGATGATTCCCATTGTCATCAACCTTGTTTCTTCTCATAATAGTTCCCTCAATTGTTGGTGTTTGGAATGTTATGCTGTCACCCTTAGTCTGAAGGTTTGTTGCAGGTATTCCAAATTTAACTTTATAAATCCAGAAGTATCTGTACTTGCCATTTGCCTTTTTTGCCCTGAAACCAATCGCAACCGGATCTCCCCCATCTTCGCTTGATGATATTAGGACATAATTGTCATCAATTTTTGCACCTGTCAAATCGCCTGCAGATGCAGAACCAATATCATCTATTCCAAGCGAAAGCTTCCCATTTTTAAATTCCTTCACAACCACTGCTGCACCATCATCTGCATAAAGTATAGCTTCAGCAAGTTCTATAGATAGATCTGCCTTTATTGCCTTTGCAAGATTAGCCGGTGTGGCATAAGTTTCTGTTCCATCGATTCCTTCTGTAATCTTTGAATAATATAAACTATCAAGTCCTATTGTTGCCATATAAAATACCTCCTAATAAGAAAACTCCATTGCCACATCTATTATGTAGTGATGGAGTTTAGTGTCTTTTTCAAATTCAATATATCTTCTGTTTGTTATTGTAAAATCTGCATTTATTAATAATGCTGATATGTCTTTTACTAATTTCAAGTAATTCCCTTTCGAATATACAGCGAGTTCTATTTCTGATACTTCAATACTTGGCTTATTATCCGCAAATACATCGAATCCGTCATACAAGGGGATAATAACTATATACATTTCAGCAGCTTTGTCGGTATTCTCATTTATTGAAACAGGTATATTGAGTGGCTCGAGTGTGTTTATTATTAGTTCATATACGCTCACAGCTTATTAACCTCCGCTTCTAATGTCTGCTTCATCTTTTCTATGCATGCTTTTTTTGACTTCGATCCGCTTGGCTTAAGCCACGGTCTTGCCTTCTGATCAGACTTGCCATGTTCTAAAACAGAAGCCTTAAGAGCATTGGACACACCATTACTGTCCAAGCCCTCACACCCAACCTTAATACCCCAGTTGCTATTTTTATCAAGAAATGGCCTTGTAATCCTTATCGATTTCAACAAGTCTCCCTTTGATTTTGAATCTTGCTTTGCATCTCTTCCGATGGAGTCTTTAAGGTTTAATTTTGCAGTATCATACAACGGTTTTGCACCTTCTTTTAATACAGCTTTTATTATGCTGTCATAATTACTCCCTAAAAACATTTGATTTAATTGTCATTTTTTACTTGACAATTCATAGTTGGTCTCCCTAATCTAGCTATGCTTTGAATCATCTCATCAGGGAGATTGAATTTTACATTTGACATCTACAAAACCTCCTTTGCCATTATTGTTATAATGCCGTGTCTATCATCAGGAAGTATTGATTGAATATTAAAGAACCTGTCTTTATATCTAATCCTCATGGTAGTTTTAATACCCTTAAGCTGCCTTATATATATTTTACTTGTAACTTCCGATAAGTCCTGTGCTGATTCAAGATACTCCTTGCCTGATACAGAAGTAATGTCAGCCCAAACCTCAGCAAATGGAATCCATTCCTCTGAAACGAATCCATCTCTGTCAGTTATCTTAATTAAATCTTCTACTTCTATCCTATATCTCATTCTTCCTACCTTCACTAAAACATCTCCTTTCTTATACCAAACAACAAATATGAAAGTGTTGATGTAAGTTCCTTGTAGTCTGCTTTTTCCCTGTTTTCATACAGATATGTCATTCCATATAGAACTGCTGTTTTTAAAGTTTCAGGAATAGTCTCAAACTCTGAAAACTCCTGTCTAATAATATCCTTACATAAGTCTTCCGATGTTTTTAACAAATCAGTGATGAGTGTATCTTCATCACTATGGTCAATTCTTAAATACAACTTTGCTTCTTCAAGTGTTGCAATCATACGCTCATCCTCCTTTAATGGTTTTAACCTGCCGATCTAACAGTAACAGTTGCTGTTTCAGATGCCACACTTGTTGCACCGGTTGAGGAAACTACACAGTAATAGTAATAAGTTCCTTCAGTCAAATTTGTAGGTATAGACAATTCACTTGTAATGGCATCCGCTATCAATACACCTTCTTGATTACTGTCTGTTGTATTACTGTGCCATTGATAAGCTAAGTCAAGATTTCCTGTTACCTCAGCTTGAACAGATATGCTCTCTGAAATTGATCCTTCCGTAACAATTAAATCTTCAGGCTGGCTTGTAATAGTTATAACCGGCACTTCAACAGTAACTGTAGATACCTCCGATGTAACGCTTACAGCATCTAGAGAACTTGCTATACAATAATAGTAATATGTCCCTTCAGAAAGATCTGTTGAAATTGAAAACTCATCTGATGTGGCACCCACAATAAGACTACCACCTGTATTGCTTTTAGTTGTGTTGCTGTACCATTGATAGCTTATGTCTTCTTCCTGTGTCACTTCAGCAGATATTGATAAGCTTTCACTAATACTACCTTCAATAACATTTACATCCTCAGGTTGAATAGTTATAGTTATAACCGGTGCTTTATTGCTCATAATTCCGGATGCCTTCAATTTGTCAAGAAACCTGTTAAAATCAGCAACCAACCCGGCGGTATTGGAAGCAACACTGTCTGTTTGAAAAGCTATTTGCTTTGGAAGTTTCTCAGGAGAGAACTCAACTCCCTCAAATGTCACCTTTCCACCTTCAACAATGCTTAGTTCTCCTCCAATGACGGTCCTTTCACCGCCTTGTTCCGTATAATTTTTTATATTATATCCCATAGGTTTTTTCCTCCTTGAAATTTTAAAGGCAGCATTACACTACCTTTTTTATGCTTTCTGCTGAAGTACTTTTATAGATTCAGCCAATATAAGCTTTCCATCAACTCTTTGAGTAGCCATAAATCCAACTTGACCTGTCACAGCATACAATTCATTCAATCTTTTAAAGGATCTTCCTTGTCTGTCTGCAACCCAGTAATATCCAAAGTCACCAAAAGCAATAGTCTTTGCAGCAGCTTCTATGGTAGGAACATAAGCTGAAGTCTTTACCGGCCTATTCAGTATGGTGTCAGGTGTTCCGGCAGTTATTGAAGGCTGCCATAAGTATTGTCCGTTCCCATCCTTTAACTTTCTTATTGCCTTTACAGTTGCATCATTCATTACAAATATTGCTTTCTTCCTGTAAGGTGATTTAAGGGAGTAGAACAAGTCCATGATTTCATCTGCTGTTATTGCTGTTGCACTTGCGGCAGTTACTCCAAGTTGAGCTCCGTTTAATGTATTAAATATTCCGGTAGGTTTCCCGGTGCCATCTCCTGTGAAGAATGCCTCTTCTTCTTTTGCACCTATTCTTCTACCAAACTCCTTGGCAATGTATGACTGAAGATTGAATACACTGTCGTTTAGAAGTTCTTCAGACACTTTTATGAGCGTTGCCAGCTTGTACGCACCAATAGATACTTGGTTGAATGCATCATCAGATTCAGGTATTTCTCCCTCTTCATCAACCCACGAAGCAGTTCCTTTTGAAGCAACAACAGGAATTTTCCTGTCTCCAGAAGATGTGGTTATTACATTTGCAAGACCCCTGAAGATATTTTCTTCTTCCAATGCTTCAATTAATGTTCTTTCAAACTCGTCCGGTACAAGGTATCCACCCTCAGAGTCAGTTCCTACTTCAAGTGCATTTTGAACATCATAGCTTAATTTATTTCTCATAGCCTTCCAAAATGATGCCTTATATTCGTCTGTAGCCCTGCCTGTCTTTATTTCGTTATTTTGTGAAGGTTTGTTAACAATCGGTGAATTTACAGGTTTTGATAATTCAAGGTCAAGTGCAGCTTGTCTTTCCAACCTGTCTATTTCTTTACCAAGGTTTATTACTTCCACTTCCATTTTGTCATAGGTTGCAGTGTCCTCCGGAGAAATTAGTCCGTCATTTCCTCTTCTTGAATCTAAAAAAGCCTTGGCTGCATCCCAGGCTTTCGCACGTTTTTCTCTTAATTCCAATATTTTATTCATGTGTTTCCTCCTAATATTTTAATAGATTTAATCTCTTGTCGAGATTTTCAATTGGTATTCCCGTTTGTTTCTTCTGTGGCAGTTTGTCTAGTAAAGAATTAACCACTGACATCTTGCTAAATATTGCACCTTCCACTTCAAGAGCCTCCTCCTCTTGCATAAACAGTATCTTGTCTGCAAAGCCAAGTTCCACTGCCTTTTTTGCATTGAACCAGCTTTCCTGATCCATCAGATGTGAAAGCTTGATCCTTGAAAGGCCAGTTTTTAATTCATAGGCATTGATAATTGACTCTTTAACTTCATTAGCATTTCTATTGCTTTTTCCATTTCAACTTTGTCTCCAAAAGCTATAGTCATAGGGTTGTGAATCATCATCATGGATACAGGTGACATAAACACATCCGTTCCCGCCATGGCTATAACCGAAGCTGCACTGGCAGCTATTCCATCAATTTTGATTGTCACTCTACCCTTATATTCCATAAGCATGTTGTAAATTTGACTTGCAGCAAAAACACAGCCTCCAGGTGAATTTATCCACACAGTAATGTCTCCTGTCCCACTCATTAATTCTGATTTGAACTGCTTAGGAGTAATTTCATCTCCGTACCATGTTTCTTCAGCTATTGCTCCGTCAAGATACAAAGTTCTTCCTTCTCCAGTTTCAACCCAGTTCCAAAATTTCTTACTCAAAATTATCTACCTCCTTAGTGCTGTTCTTGTTTGCAAACGCTCCAGCATCCTTAAGCTTTGTCATATTGCCATTTATCAGATATAGGTCACCCCCAAATTCCTCCGGTATTGAATTCATGTTTTCAAGCTCTCTTATGTCATTTGAAGACAACCAACCATTCTGCCTTCCTATTGAATAGCCAGTCATTCTGCTTTGATAGTCGCCTCGAAGAAGCCCATCAACATTTAGTTTTATGAAGTATGTTCTTTTCTCACTTGGAAGAAGCAAAGCTTTTTGCATTGACATTTCCCACCGGATTACCCATGGATCAAGTGTGTACTTTACAAATTCCAAGGACTGTTGTTCGATATTTGAAAAACTCGACTTTTCAAGGTCTCCAACCATGTGAGGTGGAATACGAAAAAGACGAGCAATTTCATTAATTTGAAATTTCCTCGTCTCTAAAAATTGTGCCTGTTCCGGTGGTATACCTATTTGTTGAAACTTCATACCCTCCTCTAATACTGCAATTCGATGAGCATTGCTGCTTCCCTGATATACTTGATTCCAGCTGTCCCTGATTTTCTTTGGATCTTTAACCACTCCGGGATGCTCCAAAACTCCTCCCGGATTTGCCCCATTTGCGAAGAATGATGCACCATATTCTTCTGTTGCCATGGCCATTCCTATTGCATTCTTCGCCATTGCTATGGGTGAGTAACCTATGAGACCATCAAATCCAAGACCAGGTATGTGAAGGACATCATCTTTATTAAAAATATACACACCTTTGTCTGAATGATATTCATAATACAACTCTCCAGATGTGTTTCTGTCGACTCTCATCTTGTCTGGCAGTAGTGGATAAAGTGCTACAACTTGCCCTCTTCCATCCCTAATTATTTGTGCATAAGCATTTCCCCATAATAAAAGATGACTCATAAGTGTCTCTCTAAACACAAATGAAGTCATCTCAGGGTTTGGTTCATCATGAAGCAGATAGTATAGCTGATGCTCTGTAGCTTTTTCCTTGCCATCTTTAGTGTATTTGTATGTGTGAAGCGGTAGGCTCGCAATTGTTTCAGCAAGGATTCTTACGCAGGCATAAACAGCTGTTGTCTGCATTGCTGTCCTTTCATTTACCGTCTTTCCACTTGATGTGATTCCAAAGAAAAATTCATACACACTTCCCGGAAGATAATTCTTAATTGGTTTATCTCTTGATTTAATGAATCTATTTAATATCGGTATTTGCATCTGTTCACCTCCTGAAAATGAGTATAAAAAACACCTGCTAATTTGCAGATGCTTGAATGAAATTTGCAATCAAAAGAACTTTTAATAGTCCATATTACATTTCAAAATCGTCTTTTTCATGATATTCATAATATTCTTCAATTTTGTGTCTAATATATCCTGTATACTCTTCATTCCGCAAATATTTTTCATATTCAAATTCTTCTAAGTAAGTTATATTATCATCTATATCAATCATAAAATCTGGATAATACAAATTAGGGTATCTATAAAAATCATCCATTTCCTCTATAGGAATCATTCCGTTATATTTATTTGTACCTCCAAAGAAATCATTGTCTCTAAACTTTTCAATTGAATTGTAATACTTTACAATGCCAATACCAAAATTCTCAACGCTCATTAATTCTTCAATATCCTTTACTTCCACTCGTTCCCTAGATTGTTTTGCAATCTCTGTAACTACTTTTTTAAATTCTTTCGCTTGCCTTTCCTGCTCTGCAAGCTT